GAAACAAATTCTGACTCCAGAATGGGAGCAAGTTTGTTCTCCGTATCTTTAGCTAACTATGCCGCGAAGCTGGCTGCTCAAGGCGACATGACAATGCTTCCATACATTATCCGCAGGATCAATCGTATGCCAGTTGATAACCTTGCTGGTGGCAGAAGCGAAGCTGGCGAAGCGTTGAGAGCTGCGAGGGAATATCAAATTGATGGATTCAATACACTCAAGACAGAAGACAAGGCGAAGGTTGAAAGAACAGCCGCTACATTGTTTGGAACTGATAGGCCAAACAAAGATCAAGTAAAAGTTGTTGAAGATGCGATTAAGGCTTCTGAGGATGAAACAATCGGCAATCCAGAAGAAGTTGCCGCTGAAATTGAAAAGGTTGAGAAGAGAACAGGGCGCAAGGTGGTTAAGGCTATTGAAGGCAAGATTAAAGAATCAACCGAACCGAAGAAGGAAGAGCTTCTTATTTCATTTGAGAATTTAGATGCAGACAAAAAGATCAAAGGAATCACGATTAAATACAGTCCGCAGAAAGTAAACGTAGCCAAAAACATTCAGAACTTCATCATCGGCAAGATGGTTGATTATCGAAAAGCACTTGTTAATCAAGGCGCGGGTGGACTTGAATCCACATTCTGGCAGACGATGAGCGATCAAGAGCGCAAACCCGGACCATTGGGTGAGCTTGACCAGGCTCAAAACAACGAGCTTGCAAGGATTGTTAAGAACACGCTTATCAAACTTGGACTCAAGGGCGAGCCTCCGAATACAAAGATGACGGACATTGAGAAGGTTGCGTCTATCTTGAATGAGAATAAATTGAGTGATGAGAAGAGGCTTGAAGCTGATAGCAGAATTGTTGAGGAGATTGAGCGCAGAAGACAGAGTGATCTTGCATCCGGCTCAAATCCAGAATCTGTAAATGCGAAATACGATGTGATTCTCGATGCTTGGAATGAAGCGATGAGCAGGCAGTTGAATATGCCCATCAGCGACAATATGCTTCAGCGTTTGCTGAAATCGGAAATCAAGCAACGCAATACTCAGATTAGCGAACTTATCAATGAGAATGACGGAAGAGTTGCTGAACAAGTTAAGAATGATATCATTGATTCTATTATTCGCAGAGTCTATGGCGTTTCTAAAGAGTCTGAAACGGGCATTGAGATGGATGAGGATTACAGCAATCTTCAGTCTTATCTTAAGCAGGCACTTAACAATATGTATGCTACGGCTACACAGAAGAAGAATGCCGCATATGCAAAGCGTCAGGCGCAGAGAAGCCTCAAGAACAATGTTGATGCACAGGCGCAATCAATCATCAATCAACTCTCAACAGAGCTAAGTGATGTTCCAACATTTGCTCCACAAATAGAAAACAAGGTTAAGGTTATTGTTCAACAAGACTTGAGGCAGA